ATAACAAACTCGCCACTAGACAGTTTGGCGGGCTCCATGCCGTCAGTCACAGCGGGAACCGTATCGTCCATGCCGCCGCTTGAGCCATCTACATATCCGCCACCAAAGAAATGCCCTAAGCCATTGCTTGCGTGAGACCGAACCGGTCCACCAGAGGCATAACCATAGAATTGATCAATATAGCCCGTGGAGTCTGCGGCTAGTTGGTTTTGATAGTATAAAATCGGGTCTACATTGCTAACATTCTGTCCGGCAACATAAGCTCTCCATGCATCATCTTCATCGGATCTTGATTGTTTCTGCTCTGCAAGAAGCTCTGACCGCGTCAACTCATCATCATATGTTGATGCTCCAGTCCCCATGTAATCATTGTAAAAACCTTCCCTTGTCTTCATGGAAATAGGAATTTCATTTTGCTGCTTGAGTTTGTTTTTGTAAGCCTGATAAAGTGGGGTTATCTGGGAAACAATTTCATTAAAAGCGTTATAGCCACCGCCAAACTGTTGATCCATGAGAACATTGTACTTGCCTTCATCCCAATGACCTTCCTTGACCCAAGGGAAGTACGCATTATAGAGTCGCCCTGACGTATCCGCGCCGTATCCCTCTCCACCGGCATATATCTCCGGTCTGTAATACTCATCCCCCGCCTCCCCCACACCACCCCAGTTGTCCGGAACGTCCGTGGCCCCGCCGTAAAATGTATCAGACTGCCATGTACCACCTATCATCTCTGCCCAATTAATCGCCAGGGGATTATCAATATCTTCTCCATATTTAACCTTCTGAACCTCCCCCAACATTCCTCCACCCATCATGGAGTCCAAAGCCGCAAATCCGCCGTGTTCAAGTGCTTCATATTCAACTTCATAGGGGTATTGTTTGTTCCCCTGACTGGCGGTACTTCCAGAAACGTCAGTCCACAATCGGAATGGATTTGGATCGCTAACAACATTACCATCCATATCTATGTAAATAACCCTCTGTCCGAGACTGAATTCTGTCGTGGAATCGCCTTGAGCCGATTCACTAAGCAATCCCATAGTCGGATCCATGCCCATGGCCTCAACGTATTCATCGATATAGTCTGCCATGTAGGCAATCAATTCTGGGGCAATAAACTTACCGAACAAGCCTTGCTCTTCCGCACCCCTATCAGCTTCTTGGTTCCAAGTACTATTAGGGGCAACAAAGCCACCCGCGGGCATAAACCCCGCATGGTCCGCATTTCCTAGTTGACCCACTCCGCTTACCAAATAGGCTAATCCATCGGACATTGGCAATTCTGCTTCTTTACCGGAGTACACAGAGAAATCCATTCCATTGGCGATCAATGTTTTCATAAAATCACCATATGTCATGGGTTCTATTAGGTCTCGCGTAATCGATACTTCGGTTTCTGCGGGAGCTTGACTTATGTTTCTCCGAGAAATGGATCCACCATCAACACTATCGACAAACACAGATTCCTGTATTGCATCCAGATCGCTAAAGTCAGCAATTGAAATAAGGGTTGTATCGAATGGAGTGTCCTCAGTATTTACTATCTGAGCCTCTCTTTGCAATCTATCTCTATCCTCATAACTCAAATGACTCCATGCCTTATGATCGATTACCCCATCTTGGCTTGCTTGACCAAGTTGAAGCGCCATCCACTTCGGCATCAAGAAGTCTGTAATCTCTCCGGCTTCGTTCCTTCGGAACACATCCGATGTTGCATCGTTCATCATTACGGTTTCATCGCCATAAAGATTTGAAAACTGCTGCTTGGAAGAAGCAGACAAGGACTCCCACCAAGCAAAAGGATCCCCGCCACTGATTCTAAGAAGCTCTGGATTTTGTCCATTGGCCGCATTGACCAAGAATGCAGGATATGCAACTTGTCCAACAGTCTCGTTGTTTCCGTAATTGCTTGAGGCGTCCGAGGTTTTTGTGATAATGGATTGGGTAAAGTCTTCTGGAGCCACCGCATTCAATTCATCTGCGGTGAGAACACTCCCCATTATTAACCCACCTCCCATGACATCATTTCTTACATCATCAAGTCCCGTGTCAAGAAAGCTAGTTCCGTAATACCCAAAATATAAATTATTGCTTGGGTTATTACCTTGCGATGCACTGCTGGGATCCATCGCATAACCACCGGCAAAATCCCATCCGTCAACACTCATATTTCCGGGGGGTTGACCCGGAGAAGTTACCGGAGGAGTTACGGGAGGAGTTACGGGAGGAGTTTCACCAGTGGTAGTGGCCATCGATGCATTTACGCTGTTTCCGATCATTTGAAGCATGCCCGGAATGGCCATAATCTCACTGACAGTCTTACCCATTTCTGCAGCCATTAGGTTTACTTGTTCGGAAACCAACTGAGCGAATGTCTCTCCTCCCTCAGTTCCGTAGGCATCGATAAATGAAGCCAACTGTCCTGAAGCAGCCGCATCAACAAGAAGTTCAATGATTTCAGAGTCAATATCGGCTGCATCGATTCCTATAGAGCGTGCAAACAACCCAAGGGCACCCGTCATCCAACCCGATCCCTCTGTTGAATCAAGCCAATCTTGAATCCCTTGGCCACGCAAAGATTCTTGGAAAGCATCTTGTTGGGCTCTTTGATAGGCAGGAGCTAGATCCTCGTAGATATCGGCATGGTAATTGTAAAGATCCCTCATCGTCTCATAGTTAGGATCTCCAGAGTCATCAAGATCTAGCAAGTATCTTTCAATGCTGTCAAATCCAGCCGCTTCTGCCTTCCCCCAAATATCTGAAAGGAATAGGCGGGCCGGTTCATAAGCATCATACTTGGGATCTTCTAAGTCAATGTCATAGCTGAAGGGCACGGCCCTTCCCGCGTCCCAATCAGCGCGAAACGGATCTCTTTCGATGTCGGCAAATATCTTTTCATATCCAGGGGGCGTGATTCCTTCCCCATACAAATACGCCATAGAGTCCAGATCATCTTGGGATATATCTCCCGTAAATGTTCCCGCAGCCGCAGCATCAGCAGGGTCAATACCACCCCAAAGATCAACCAAGCCCTCGTCTTCGGTTTGAGGCGGCGGTTCAGGCGGCGGTTCAGGCGCTCCGTCGGATACGTCCAAATTATCCATTGGATCATAGTCGGCTCCGGGTAGGGAACCGATACCCGGCATTCCGGGTACAGTAAAGTTGGCCACGGGGTCAGCTTCCGGTAATGAACCGATCCCTGGTATTCCGGGTACAGTAAAGTTGGCCACGGGGTCGGCTCCGGGTAGCGAACCGATACTGGGAATTCCGGGTACAAGGGCACCCGGTGACCATCCCTCTTCAGCAAAACCACCTAGGCCGGATACGGCAGATTCAGAGATTCCCTGCTGCTGATCGTACTGGTAAGCACCCCAATCATCTACACCGACAGTTCCATCTTCGTTGTAGTCATAGCCACCAGAATCTGGATCATTGGCGGTCTTATTCAGTGCCTGTTCAAAGTCTTCCCATTCCCATCCGTTAGACATACTGAGAACCTCCAATTCTGCCTCTTCCGGGAGTCAAGCCGCGTATACCGCCACGCCCCATTCTCCTTCGCCTGTCATCGCCGGGTACAAGATTTTCATCTCGGCGAGCAACCATTTGCGTATCGGCAGGAATAGACATGGAAGGGCGTGGCTGCTTCTGCTGTCCACCCATCAACCCCTTCGCTTGACCCATCATTTTCATTGCTTTATCCATGCCTCCACCTCCAATTGGATTGGAACCAGAGGCGTAAATGCCACCTGCTTCAGGGCCAAACCCTGCCGCAGCGACTTGACCAGCGGTCAAACCTCCACCAGCACCAGAGGCCAAAACTCCAGCACCCGGTGCTAATGCGCCGGGACCAACGCCCATCGCACCAAGACCACCCGTAATAAAGGGGCTCACCCCAGAGGTTGTGCCAGCAGCAACATTGGACAGAGCAGCCGTTAGGGCTGGTGTAGCCGAAGCAGTCCCCGCTACGCCAGAAGCTCCGGCTGCTGTCGTCCCAGCAACTGTACCCGCAACCGCAGGCGCAGCAAGAGCCCCCACTCCAGCACCCAACGTGAGTCCTGCCAAAGCACCACCAATCATTGGCCCAGCTTCCCAATCGGATGCAGCGCCACTGGCAACCGTACCAGCAAGCAAGCCAATCAGGGGAATGAGCCACGCAAACGCTTCAGGGTTTCCTGTATTCGGGTTCACCGAGACTGGACCCAATAAAGACTGTAGTCCCTGCATTTCAGCAGGGTTCACATGCATCAACATGGAGTCGCCATTACGGCCCATGGATGCAATCTCTCTAGACTGATCCACCATTCCGCCATGGGCATATCCAGCCACACCACCGGACGATAAATCGCGTATTGCATTCATATACACATCAGAGGCTTCTTGAACTGATCCGCCGTTGGCATACCCCACACCGCGAGCAGATTCGCGCATCATCCCAGGGTTCTGATCTGGGGTCAACTGCTGCCAAACCTCTCCCATCCACATATCACCCATTGAGGGCTGATTGACTGTGGGCTGTTGGGGTTGGGGTCGCTGACCCATAGACTTAAGACCACCCGTAATCGGCCCAAGCGGAGACTGTCTAGGAGCTTGCTTCATTCTCTTCTGAGCAGCCATTTCACCGGCATATGTCTGAGGCGTGAGGCGTTCCCTGGGCGCAGAAATCTGACCCATAATGCCCTTCTTCATTCCCGGATCGGGCATAGGCGCACCCATGATCTGAGGATTCTTGGGCTTGGGCATAGGAGAACCAGAGGGAGCCTGGGGGGGCATCACAGGTTCTTCAACCTCTCCACCCATCTGATAAGGAACTGCCTGAAATCGACCGATATTTCTCTTCATGATTAAACCATTTCTACACCGAATGCGGACATTGATATATCATCACCGCTTCCACTACTTACTTTAATTGCATCTCCGGCTTGCATACCCAAGCCCAATGAAATTACATGCGTATCATTCGCTGCAATAGCTTTGCTTAAAAATATTGTGTGCTTAGTTCCCTCAGTCTCTCCGCTGGGTATTACTCGCACCGAATAATCACCCGAACTAGAGTCTCGGTTGCACACAACCAAAGAGGCCACCAGCGTCTGTGAAACATTTCGTGCTGCAAACCCCACATTGGGTTTTGTTGGCACGGTATAAAGGGTTGTTTCAAACAAAGTGTTACTAGTGTCAGCCTGCCCTAATACCTTAAATGCTTCCGCCACTAATAAATCTCCATACCAAACAACGACACTGACAAAATCCCAGTCAGAGAAGAGGCCACAATTGAATCACCTTCCTCAAGAGTAAAGCCACACGGGAACACTTCTACATCGGAAGCACCAACTCCATGCCAGTAAACAATTCTGTTCCTCTCGGAAGCACTCTCACCGCTCTTCACAACATTTATCTCTTTTAATGTACTTCTTGATACACTCTGATTGCATATATGCATTGTCTTGACAATGGCTTGTATCGTTCTACCACCCTGTGTGGCCGGTCTGGATGGAACCTTGTAAATGGCTACAGGAAGAATATAAAGCCTTGCTTGGGCTAGAATTTTAAATGAATCGGCCATCAGAAAACCTCAAAGCCGAAAGCACTAATCGCCACTACAGCCGATCCATTTAACTTGACCTGAACCTCATCTCCACCCTCTAGCATTATCTTCACCGGAAGAAAATGAATGTCAGTTGTTCCTATTTCCTTGTTCTCAAACAGAATATGCTTGTCTTCTGCTGTTTCCCCGTTAGGCACCACTCGGATGTAGTAACCCCTATCCACTGTCAGGCTGAAGTTACAGATTGTTATATTGCTAACAACCGCTCTTCTTACTCCCCTTGAACCAAACACATTGTCTGGTGTGATCGGCACCTTGTATAAAACTTGATAGGCAGTCGCTGGTTGCTTCTGCCCCAATATCTTGTACGCAACAGCCATTACGAAAAGGTCTGAATACCAACGGCTGGTAAGACAAAAGCCACCCTCGCCACTCCCATTGTGAATGCTTGGCTTCTCATTCTTTCAATTTCATCAATTCGTCTCTGCAACTCATAAAGAGCCCTGCCCAACTGACCCTCTGAACTGGAGATGACAACACCTCTTGAATTTTGATCCATCACCTTCTCCCATCGGGCTGGATACTGACCCTGGTATCCCCAAGGGTCCAACCCACATCTAATCCATCCGATGTAAACTTCAAGGACAGTTGCCTTCCGCGAAGTCGAATCCGGCTTTCGGTACTGGAACTCGTCACAGAGGTTTGAATGGTTGTTCCACTCGCAGCACCCGAACTCGGGAAATCCTTGGGGGTGATATCAATACTCATACCTGTGTCACCACCACTGGAATACCGAACATCGGGAATAATTCTAGAAATGAAGGAAAAGTGATCTCCGTCATCAATGTCCACAAAGCCCGATTCGATGTAAGCCGTCATCGCACTCCCGTCATCGTCCGAACCCTTTTCATGGATATAAAGCCTTGAGGTTATACCCGTTTCATCTGTCGGTGCCGTAGCATGCGGATACTGGCGAATTCCGGAATCACTCCAAGCTGTACGGCTCATGCTGCCCACAGCCCATGAGTTTTCTATATAGTTGTATATAACGTATCGATCTACGGACTCCGACTCGCCAGAGGGATAGAACCAAGTTATCTCCCCAAAGCTTGCGTTTCTTGCGGCAAATACCTTCTCTCTCTTGGAAAAATTCAGTCCGTATGTTTCGTCTTCAAAGACATAATTGATCACAGAGCAGGCCACAAGGGTCACACTGCCGTCATACATGTAGAAGTTCCGGTCTGCCATCCAGTAGATTCTGTCACCGGCTACACCGAAACCATCAGTCGAAACAATCGAAACACCACTTGCTTTTTCTTCAAACGCAAAGACACCGTCGCCGCCCGTGTACCGCATTCCGTAAGCCGCTTCATCAGTCCAAATTATAATTTCGTGCTTAGACCGTGCAGCACCGATAATTTCGGATCCGGTCTGCAGGGCTGTACCACCAGCCGAGTTACCCGCCTCAACGGCCCATGAGCCAGGGCGATTCAGGTCCGACCATCGCACCAAAAGTGGATCAAATGAACCGAATGTATCTGTGGCCCCAAAAGCAATGATAATGGGCTGAGTGGGGTGAACCATCAAGACACGAACCTGATCAGGCACTTCACCTTGACCTATGTCAAATCCTTCTGCAACAATTGAAGATGACAAACCCATGCTTGACATGGGCACTGCGGCACCATTAAGCATTCCGTTATTGGCATCAGTACCTGCATCCGAAATAGTAGTCGGAGTTGATAGTTCAGTTCTTTGGGATTTATTCCAGTAATAAGGAATTCCATCCTTTGGGGCCATGATCAAATCTTCTCCGTAATTATCTAATGACCATACCCTCAAAGAATCAGAAAACGTCTCTCCGGTACTAGCCGCACCCCAACCTGTCCAATCCGATGTCACATTAAACACAGTTTTGGGTGCAGTGTGTGCTGCTGCCGTTGTACCGAAAGCACCACGACCACCCGAAGAAACGGCCACAATATCTATTGTTCCACTTCCTTTACCCTCGTACTTCATTAACTCTTCTTCAATCAAAAGAGTTCCATTATCAGCAGGACTTCCGGAAAATCCATCAGAACTAGTAACTGATATGTTTCCTTCAGTGCTAGTAGTCATGTTGCTAGTAAGGTCTGTAGAAATAAGAGTATCCGGCCTTCCGGCCCATCGCCCAGCACTCCACCCAGAGCCGGAAACATATCCTGTGGTTGCTGCGTGTGCATCGTAAAGCAAATAACAACTGTCACCCGCCAAGGTAAAACTACCAGCACCAGTAGCGGTTGTTTTTACTTCACTAACAACTGAAACGGAAACGTGAGACCCTGCTTGACTACCAACCCGACCTCGGATATTTGCCGTTACTGCACCAAAGGTTGCAACTGTACCACTGCCCGCAACCTTGCTGCCTAGCTGTATGTATTCTTCGTCTATCTTTATAAGATCGTTTGCAGCGAAGTTGGAAGCGTCAGAAAGTTCTATTGTTCCTGTTTCAGAAATTTGACTTTCCAGTGTAGTTCCAGCAACGGACCCATTTGTCAATACATCGACTTCGTAATAATCTGAGTTCAAAACCCTTGTGATCTCAAATCCCTGAGTTGAAGTTGCCGTTGTGTATCCATTCATCAGCACAGCACTGGTTACACCCGCAGCAGGATCTGTTTCTATTTGAAGAAAGTTGACATAATCCCCAGAATAAGCACCGTGTTCTGGATCATAAATCAAAACCTTGGAGATCCCATCAACCACACCAATTGGATCTTCCAATATGGGTATTTCAAAAACAGCGGCTCCAGAATAATGCTCCTCGCCAACGGTTTCTAACTGTTCTCGGGTAATGCTAATGGTATAAGGCGCTTCACTTCCACCAACGCTTGTTACCCAAATATACTCATTGTCGATTCTTACATACGACTCATCAGTTAGTTCTCCATCCGTGTACATTGTTCCAGTAGTGGTCCCTGCGTCCAAGGCAGGTTCTTCATCCGAACTTGAAACCTCATCGAACATCAAACGAACAGTATTTGAGTAACGCTTAGGTGTAATGTCGTAACAAATCTTGCCTAGCTCTACATAAGTCTTCTTGTTTGTTCCGATTCCTAGATAGTCATCTTTGTTAATCGATGACCAGTTGTGAAGCTTCCTTGCTACACCCAGGAATGTGTTTGAAGATGCACTTTCCCAACCACCAATCTTTTCAGGGCGACCTTGCCTGAATCTGACCTTGTCGCAGTCAAACCAAGAGCCCTCCGCAGAATACTGCGTGCCTTCTTTCTGGATACCGGGTTGAAGGACAATCTTCTTAAGCATTATTCAAGCGCCGCCAATCTGGACTCAAGGGAGTCGATCTTGGATGAGAGTTCCTGAACGGCCCTTACCAATACAGGGATCAAATTCCCATCAGCAACCGTTTGCGTTCCGTTGTCTCTCTCTATCCATAAATTAAAACCATCCGCCAAACTACTGCGATGTTTATCTATAGCTGCCCTACATTCTTGAGCTATGAAACCGTGGAAAGTTTTACCATATTCATATCCAAGGACAGGTTCATCCGAGCCTTCTACATATTGAGGCATGTCAACCGGAACATCCTTGGCTTTTTTCCAGTTATAATTAACTGGTCTTAGATCGTTCACTAAGCCCAAACCTGCTGTAGATGTTTCTATGTTTTCCTTTAGGCGTTCATCGGAAGATGCTGGCGCCCAAGATGTATCGGTACCATCAAGTCCCAGAGAGGCAGTATTGGAACCGAAACCTATCGTGACAGTGCTATCAGCAACACAACTAACAGCGTACCCGATTGCTATTTGCCCACTGGAATCGGTTTCGCTTGTGGAGGTATCTGACCCAATACACGTATTGCCACTGCTAAGAACAATTGTATCACCAGCCCCATAACCAATTAAAACATTATCGTCACCAGTTGTAATATCATTCCCAGCGCCGTCACCCAGACATATATTACGAAAAGAACCAGCAGCAAGAGCCGCGCCGGAACTGTTCCCTATTGCTGTGTTAAACACACCTCCTGATGCCGTGCCAATTATCGGAGCATTAATAGAGGTAAACCCTGAAGTGATGGATCCTGCATCTAGCGCACCTACCGCTACCAACGCAGTCGCACTTGTAATGCTATTTTGGGCACCAGTATTAATCGTCCCTACGAAATGGGTATCAGCAGTTATAATTCCCCCATCAATAGCACTGCTCCCTACATCAATAGTGCTAAACCCTGCAGAGATCGATCCTGTTCCTAATGCACCAACCGCAGTAATCTGAGTCTGAGAAGCATCAACACTTAGAGTATTAGTTGAGAGGGTAAGACCTGTTCCATCATCAAGTGCGGTCTTTGAAATTGCAATCGCTGCATCCGATTTAATATCTGCATTAACAATAACATCATTAGCTATCGAAGTTACATTTGAGCCGGATGAAGTTACATCACCGCTTAGGTTTGCGTTCGTTGTAACCGTGGCTGCATTTCCATCAATGCTTCCCGATATAGTACTTGAGGCACTTAGTGATGTAAAAGCTCCAGTACCCGGAGTGCCTGCCCCAATGTTTGTTCCGTCGATTGCTCCTCCGGTAATATCGAAATTACTTCCTTCAATTTCATTAGAACCAGCAGTTAGTTTTCCACCTAAAGCAAATGTGCTTGTTGTTTCTAGTGTTGTGA